ACGGACCAGCAGGAGGCCGTCGCCCGCACGCTGACGCTTGAATCAGAACCCATCGTCAAGCTGCTGCAGGAAAACGCTTACCGCGAGCTGATCCTGCGCCAGCGCATCAACGAGGCGGGACAGGCGGTAATGGTGGCGTATGCACTGGATGGCGACCTTGACCAGCTCGGCGCAAACAATGGCGTAACCCGCCTGACGATTACCCCGGCCGATGATACAGCCATACCGCCGACCGCCGCCGTGATGGAAAGTAACGACAATTTCCGGCTGCGCATTGCCTCGGCGTTTGAGGGGCTTAGCGTGGCCGGGCCGACCGGTGCATATGAGTATCACGCCAGAAGCGCCGACGGCCGCGTAGCCGATGCCTCAGCTATCAGCCCGTCGCCTTCAGTGGTCACGGTGACAGTGCTCGCGCGTGAGGGCAGCGGCATGGCGAGTGATGAGTTGCTGGCCGTGGTTAGCGCTGCGCTCAATGACGAAGACGTGCGCCCGGTTGCTGACCGGGTGACGGTGCAGTCAGCGCACATTGTGAATTATGAAATCGTGGCCGAGCTGTACCTCTATCCGGGGCCGGAAGCGGAGCCGATCCGCGCCGCCTCTGAGGCAAAGCTCGCCGCCTACGTTACCGCGCAGAAGCGCCTCGGCCGAGACATTCGCCTGTCTGCGCTGTATGCCGCAATGCACGTTGAGGGCGTGCAGCGCGTCAACCTGATTAAGCCATCGGCTGATGTGGTACTCGACAAAACGCAGGCCGCTTACTGCACAGGCTACACGCTGACAGTGGGAGGATGGGATGAGTGATCGCCTGCTGCCGACCGGCTCGTCAGCGCTTGAGATTGCTGCCGCCGAGGCGCTGGCAAGCCCCGGCGCGATGAGCGTGCCGCTGCGCCAGTTATGGAATCCGTACACATGCCCGGTGGAGCTTTTGCCCTATCTGGCGTGGGCGTGGTCAGTTGACCGCTGGGATTCAGCCTGGCCTGAATCGACAAAGCGCGCCGTGGTTGCCGCCTCGCAGTACGTGCACCGGCACAAGGGCACTATCGGGGCAATCCGGCGCGTCGTTGAGCCGCTGGGCTATCTCATCAAAATAATCGAGTGGTGGAAAACTGGTGAAGCGCCAGGCACGTTCCGGCTGGACGTGGGCTTACTGGATACCGGCATTACCGAGGAAATGTATAACGAACTGGAGCGCCTGATAGCTGATGCCAAGCCCTGCAGCCGTCACCTTATCGGCCTGTCCATTAATCTCGATGCTAACGGCACTCTGCCGGTCGCCGTTGCCAGCTACAGCGGCGATGAGCTGACCGTTTATCCTTATACCCCTGAACTTATCAGCGTCGGCGGGCCGGTCTATTCCGGCGCGGCGGTGCATCTTATTGACCTGACGGAAGTGAGCGTATGACGACAAAATATTTTGCCCTGCTGACCAATCAGGGCGCGGCTAAGCTGGCGAACGCCGCCGCGCTCGGCACAAAAGTGAATATCACATCACTGGGAGTCGGGGACGGTGGCGGCACGCTGCCGACGCCTGACGCGGCGCAGACTAAGCTCATCGGCGAGAAGCGCCGCGCGCAGCTTAATTCGCTGACCGTTGACGCGGCAAACAGCAGCCAGATTATCGCCGAGCAGATTATCCCGGAAAGCGAGGGCGGTTTCTGGATCCGCGAGATTGGCCTGTATGACGCCGACGGCGTGCTGATTGCCGTTGCTAACTGCCCGGAAACCTATAAGCCGCAGCTGGCTGAAGGTAGCGGCCGCACGCAGACCGTGCGCATGATTTTGATAGTGAACAGCACAACGGCCGTGACGCTGAAAATTGATCCATCAGTCGTGCTGGCAACGCGCAAGTACGTCGATAATGCCATAATTGAGGTTAAAGCCTATGCGGATGACCTGATGGCAAAGCACATTGCCGCAGCCGATCCGCATAAACAGTACGCGCCCAAAGAAAGCCCGGTATTTACCGGCACGCCAAAAGCCCCGACACCCGCTGCGGGCAACAGCTCTACGCTTCTGGCTACGACGGCCTTTGTACAGGCGGCAATCGCGCAGCTGGTTGCCTCTTCCCCAGAAGCGCTGGATACGCTGAATGAGCTGGCGGCCGCGCTGGGTAACGACCCGAACTTTTCAGCAACAATGATGAATCAGCTGGCTGCGCGCGCTCTGCTTGCAGGCAACGTTAATCAGCAGTTTTCCGTCAAAGACGCCACCGCAGACGGCCATGCGGTGAACCGTGGGCAGGTTAATACTCTGCTGGCGCAGAAAGCCGCTCTTAACGGTAACGCGAATCAGGATTTTCAGGTCAGAAACTCCGGAGAAACTAACAGCGCAGTCAGTAATGCCCGGCTGGGTTTCATGCTGGGAGGCTATGCATTTAAAGGGGGAGATGCAGGTCAGGGCTTTGCAGTGGCTGGCGGCAATAGCGCTAACAGCGCCGTCGCCTACGGGCAGTTCCAGGCGGGCACTAACGGTAACGGTGCCTGGATTAAGCTGCCGAACGGCGCGCAATGGTGCCGCCAGAACCTGAGCATCCCGGCAAAGACCAACGTCATCTGGACATACCCGGCAGCCTTTACGGCTCCGCCAGCCGTATTCATAACCGGCATCAACGGCGATCCGGCGGTATGGTCAACCGGTGTCGGCGCGGGTAACGCCGGTATCTACAACAACAACGATTCCGCCCTTAACGTTAACCTTCTGGCAATCTGGTGATAAAAATGAGCGAAGACAAAGCAGACATTGTTGAGGGATCCGGCACGGAGCCGGTTTCAGCTTACGAAAGCCGTTATTTTGTGGCGGTCAATGAGCGACTTTACATTGATGCGATGCTGATTGCTTTCACGCAGTCGGATGCTGACAGCTATGCGACGCAGGGCCTGGCCGAATTGAGTCAGGCAGAATTTGAGTCCGTCGGGCCTGACTGCCAGCTGATCAGGGGCAGGGTTGTTAAAGGGCCGCCGCTTGTGCCCGTGCTGAGCGAGGAAGCCAGCAGGGCTATCCTGTCAGCCCGCATCCGGGATGCGAGCGAAAAAATACAGATGCTTACCGATGCGGCTGAGCTGGATATGGCGCAGGAGGGAGATAGCGAACGCCTGACGGCCTGGAAAAAATACCGTGTCAGTCTGAGCCAGAGCGACATTTCAGCCCCGCTGAGTGACTGGCCCGTTTCGCCCGACTGAGCCCCGGTAACGGGGCTTACTTTTATTCTTTTATGCCGCATGCCAAATGTTTGTAAACGAAAGCATGTTTGGCTCTACGCATGATGTTGACGCAAAATCCTTCCTGCTGAACATGCGGCTATAATTACTGATGTTAAAGTCATTCTCAGAGAAATAGAAAATAAAAGGAGTCGGTTGTAGACCGGATTCAATCGTATCAAGCAACACGGCTCCTTGAAGTGCATTGTTATACTGCGCTAACGTATATATATGCTGATAATATTGAAATGGAAGCTACAATAATCGAAATGCGCTTGATCCATGTGTTTAAACTTACTCCTTTATTTTTGTATTCAATAACTTCACTTAATGCCGTGTTATACTGATCATTTAAGATGCTCTGTATATTGTTAATGTTGAGCTGACCTGCAGCGCTAGTTAAATAGGAGTTGAGTATATTTCGACCTCTCACTTCAGTTATAATATTTGAAGGCATGTTCATCATTGCTAGTTTGAATGTTTGATAATTAGATTCCACGATCAACTCTACAAGACCGTCCTCATTTAGAAACTCTTTTATTTGAACAATGGGCTCTATTATTTGGGTTATATCGCCATTATTCAAGGGGATCGAGTTTTCTTTCTTCGTATATGCCGCAGTGATTGCGTCAGAAGATTTGTTAATTAAGGGGGATATAAAAGACATTTTCGCTCGAGCCTCTGTGATCCTTAAGTTTAAAAGGCCCCAAAAAAAGATGAGTATAGCTGCAAGTGGTGGCAGAATCGATTTTATAATATCGGCGACTGTTTTTTCCATATAAGGTTTGAAAAGGGTGTTGCTTATATTGGTCAATGTATTATTTATTTCTAATAGCCTGTAGTTTAAATTTTCATTTTCGTAAATCGTTCTTTGCACGGGAGTTGCTGCAGCAGTGGAGCCAGAAATAGGAATAGAAGTAGATGTAGAAGTAGGTATATCCTTAGACCTCATGTAGTTTATGCTATTTTGCAGTGCGATAAGTTGTAATTTTAAGTTATAAATCTCTTTCATGTTAGCATCTTGCTTCACCTGGAATATGTTTCTTATTCCATCATACAATTCCTCAAGCGATCTATTTTCTTTTGCTTGTGCACTTCCGCTTTCTGATGCGGGAATTTTATTTGTAATTTCAGTGCTACTGGAACTAGTAGGGTATGTGCATCCTGTCATGAAAAATAAAATAAAAACCACGAATCTGCGCATTTTTCTTTCCTTGAATTAAAAGACGAAATTATCGACTGCTGGGGGTCAATTTAGTGTGCGGTTATGTTAATGGATTTAATTTTTTTTGAAAGGAAATTGTGATTAAAAAGACCAGGGGCTCTGGCACTACCTTAAAGCTGTTTGATGACATCTTAGCAAACAAGCCAAAGCTGCATCTATTAAAAAGTAACAGCAATCTAGGCACACCCTCAAAACGGAGTGCATCAGATGTCAGATTATCATCATGGTGTCCGCGTCGTCGAAGTCAACGACGGCACGCGCACCATTACAACCGTATCAACTGCAATCGTCGGCATGGTCTGCACCGCGCAGGATGCGGATGCGGCAACTTTCCCGCTCAATACGCCTGTACTTATCACCAACGTGCAGGCCGCTGTCGGCAAGGCCGGTAAAAAAGGCACGCTCGCTGCCGCGCTGCAGGCCATTGCTGACCAGTCAAAACCCGTGACCGTCGTCGTGCGCGTCGCTGAAGGAGCCGACGAAGCCGAAACCACGTCCAATATCATCGGCGGCACGGATGAAAACGGCCAGTATACCGGCATGAAAGCGCTGCTCGCCGCGCAGACCCAGCTCGACGTCAAGCCGCGCATTCTCGGCGTGCCGGGGCTGGATTCACTGGCGGTGGCAACCGCGCTTGCCAGCATTGCGCAGCAGCTGCGCGCCTTCGCCTACGTTTCAGCGTGGGAATGCAAAACCATTTCCGAAGCCCGCCTTTACCGTCAGAACTTCAGCCAGCGCGAAATCATGGTTATCTGGCCGGACTTTCTCGCCTGGAACACTGCGACCAGCAAATCCGATACCGCCTTTGCGACCGCCCGCGCGCTGGGCCTGCGCGCCAAAATCGACAATGACACCGGCTGGCATAAAACCCTGTCCAACGTCGGCGTTAA